TATCATACAGAAATTCCTTTGTCAAATAATATTTGAGTAATCTCTTTTGTAGTAAAATCTTTTGGATCTTTATCTGTCCAAATTACTTTCACATTGTTAAAATAAATTGCAGCTTTTTTAGATTCACCTAACATCTCTTTTTGCTTATCAGGGTCTAACCAAATTCCTAAATTGTCATAATCTTTTGATAACCTCATTAAAAGTTCATGAGGTATAACTGAATTATGAATTGCAACACTTGAGCATACTCGTCCAACTTTAATCGCACTTACACTATCCTCTACTATTATAACATAGTTTTTAGATTTGTGAAAGATTACCTCATTACCTCGGATCGTTCCTCGAGAAATATACTTTGGAAAAGTGTTATTAAAGTTTCTTGCATTCTGAAAAACTTTTGCATTAAATACAAGAAAACCTGACTCATCCCAAAAATAATTGTCTTCAATTTCCTTATCTGTAAGACCATATTTCTTTAAGTATAACAAAGCTTTATCATCAAAAGTTAAAGCAGGAGTGAAGAAACTACTTGAAGTTTTTGGTACAAGTTTTTGCCTGTATTTTTCTACAATGTCACCCTTCTCATAATAGCCACATGCAAAACAATATTTATGGGTATCAGAGTAAATTGCTAAATTATTTCCTGATCGATCATTACCTTGTTCAGCACATTTAGGACAACGAGTATTACGTAAAAAATGACTCATTCCTCGAAGTACTCCTCATCTAAAAAACTATCAGGAGTCATTAAGTCTTCTCGTTCGTTTACTAAAATTTCTTTTGAGATTGTCGAGTAACAGTAGTTACACAGATCGAGATATTCTTTAGAATTCTCACCTTTACGAGTTGCTTCGTAGTCAGAGAGAATTTTATCACAAGCCTTGCAACGCATTATAATTCCTTTCTAAAATAAACAAGGTTCATAGTTGTTCCAATCAATATGTTGGATCTTTTTAATTTTAAGGTGAGGTTTATTAATGATAAACTGCCTAGCAGAATCTAAGGAGAGAAACCTTCTAATAGGAAAATCATCATCATAAACCTCATAAAGAAAATCTGATTTACTCGTCAACATCACCTAACTCTTGTAAGTATAAATGATAGTCAATAAGATCAAGTTCACGTTGTTTTTGTTCTTGACGAATTTCTTCTTCGTCACCATGTAAGTCTTTAATCATTTTCATAATCTCCTTGAGTATTGTTAAATTTATTATAAGCCCATTTAAGAGCTAAGATACGAGCTGGTCCTGGAAACCAACCTTCTGCTCTAAACTGTTCATAAAACTCATCATATAAGTTTTCTAAAATAATTTCATTTTCTATACAACTCATGATAACTTCTCCACAACATCTATCTCAAAATTAGCACCTGTAATACACTCATTCATGGTGTCCTCTGCAATAGTTTTATAGAAAACTTCTTTAGCATGTTCGTAGGTTTCAGCTTCTACGTTAGCTTCGTAATTAATTAACTCTGATGCTTTGACTCTAAACTTCATATACTCTCCTTAATAAGTTAAAACAAGAAACAAACAAAATAAATACATAATTAATAATACCATAAAAATTAAAAATGCGATATATTTCATAATGTTTCCTCATCAACAGTTTTTAAAAAAATTCCATTTCCGTACAAAATTTCTGCCGCATTTCTTGCTTCAGGAAAATCTTGTCCAAAAACGAACCCTAAACTTTTGTTCGTTTGATCGAACACTTCATAAAAATAATATTTAATCATAACTAATCTCCTAATAAAAACTATACAATATAAATCTTCAAAAGTCAATCCTAAAGTTTAAAAAATTTAAAGATAAAATGGGGTTTGAAAAATAACAGCTTTGAATTTTACAGCGTATTTTTGGGTGCAAAATTCTTAACTCGTAAAATTACAAAAGTAATACTATGGTTATACAATAGTAATACAAACGTAATACAAAAGTATGACCACATAAAAGCCCTATAAAGCGTTATTTTAAAACTTTAATACCTAAGCTTATAAAAGTTTAAAAATTGCTCTAAGGCTCATTATGTAAGTTTTAGAGGTATAAATTTTTCTATATCTTTTCCCTTTTTTAAAAATAATTAATTAAATACTTGCTTAAAAATTAAGCAAATGCCCATAAACCACCTTTTTAAGCTCATATAGAGCTTTTAATAAAATTTGATACTTTGATATTACTGTTATATAAAAACCCTCTTATAACGCTATTGTGAAAGTCAATAGGCAATAAAAAAGCCCTCAAATGAGGGCTTTTATATAACAGCTATTAAATACAGCTATTCAATACAAGCCCTTGAGGAATAGAGCATATCCTCAATGAGATTAATCAGTTCATACTTATCAAGGCTCTTGAGATATTCGAATCTCTCATTGAAACTCATATCCTCAAGGTCATAGACAGATAAGTCATAACTATCATAATAGGTGCGATAATCAGTCCATAAATATGATTTATATTCATCCTGTGTTTTATCTCTATCAATTACTAAAGAAATATTTTGCCATTCAACAGCCTTTATTGATTCAGCAAGGGCTATTAAATGATTGATGTTCTGTGATTCTCTTGAGGTATGCTCTGAATCATAGCCTATGCTGATATTGGTACATTCATCTATTAAATGAATATATGAATAAGTATCAGTATAAGAGCCTGTATCATCAGACTTAAAATTCATATTCAATAATTCAGCTAATTGGCTTGAGAATTTTTCAGAGCAACAGCGTTGACCACTCTGATAGGTGATGATTGAATCCGTTGACCTTCTATCAAATGCCATAGCGTGAGTAAATGACTCGATAAAATCAGTATGACATTCAGCCATAGCCTGCGAGCCTATACGCCCTAATTCCTCACCTCTATGGAATAAATAATAACCATGAACATCATCATCAATCATTGAGAGCATGAGAGCCACTCCAGAGCCACAATCAGCACCTAAGCAATCAGCAGTTTTTTCATCAATAAATAAAACATTAGTGATTGAATCACAATAGACCGATTGAGATATTTTGCCTTTAGGATTGTGGACTGTATCGATATGAGATGACCACAAAATACGATTTTGGCAGGGCTTTAAATTATCATAGCCATAGGCTATCACCTCACCATTAGAATCATAAAATGGCACAAAATCTGCCATATATTTTTTAATAAAAGCTTTTTCACCTCTTGAATTGTGTCCACGTCTAAAGGTGCATATATCCATTAGTAAGTTTTTAATATTCATTATTTCACCTCATTAAGTAAGTTTATAAAATGGTCATAATCATTCTCATGCACCACAGCACCACAGGGCAAAAATACAGAATGACTTTTATATATTAATTCATCATCATCAACAGTTGAAAAATCAACAGAGATGACATCATCAATAAAAATATATGTACCTTCTCTTATACTAAAATAAACGCTATCAATGTGATAGTATTCATTCTCTATGTCAGAATAAACAATATCATGAAGTTCTAATCTATCTTGATGAACATAAACATCTAAATCAGCCACATAAACTGCATAACTATCATGTATAAATTCATCCTCAATATCTCTTGTATAGTAATTATCTAAGCATGAATCACAGACTGAGTTTTCATCAGTTGATATATATGTGGATTCATCCTCATGCATACTCTCACCACAGCAGTCACAGGCATAATATTCTTTGCCATCATTCGCAATTAAATCTGTCCTGTCTAATGAGTAATCACCATAACTAGTGATTAAAAAATATGGCTCATCATTTATATATTTTAAATCTGCCACATTAGTGCCACCATCAATATATGGTGCATAAAATGAGCCATTTTCATGCTCATAAGTCTTTAAATATATGCCACTCAATGAAACATGCTCAGAATAACCTATATCAGCAAGATAATTTTTTAAATACATTGAGGCAGTACTCGATTCAGTTGGTGGATAAAATCTAATTACTCCCTCTCGATTATCTGTCACCTTGTCATTATGTAATCGAATAATACAACGTGCTAATGTTTGTTTGGTGTCTTTATGCCTCACCACAGCTAAGGCAAGTTGACCTCTGCCTGTGCAATAGGCAGTGCCTATATCCTCGTTACTCATACAGCTATGAACTATTGAATTACTGTCATAGGCTTTATTCCATAATTGTTTATTATCACAGTCATCAGAGATTATTTCGATTTCAAAATCTTTAGCATCACAATAAATTAAATTAAATCTATCTACTGTGTCTTTGACCTTAGACGCTAAGTCATTTGATTCTAAATCACCATAAATTAAACTCGCATATTTAGAGAGATATTTTCCTATTCTCGTCCTCACCTCTCTACCCTCTCTTAAATGTTTTAGAGAGGGATAGTAAGCGATTAATGATTCATCTACTGTTGAAATATGGAGTTTATGTAAATTTTGGATTAAATGAAAATTATCATAATTGAATAAAATACCTTTAAAAATATCCTCATCTAAATACGTCCATGTTCTACTCGCAAAATTTTCTTTGACTATATTTAATTGAGGCTCAAGTCTATTGAGGTGGTATGTACCATAGTTTGAAAGTATAAATTTCAAGTAATGACTCACAGCAATAGTGCTGTTATGCTCATGAGATGAAATATAATCATTCTTATTAATTGTGGCTATGTATTTTGAAACTAAATGACCATATCTTTTCTGATTCTGTAAATGCCTATAAGTATTATTATCATATCTACTATTCAGCATTAGCTGTGCCTCACCTATTAAACGTGAAGGTATAAATGCCTTTATCCCTTCATATGATAAGCCCTCAGTCATAAGAGCCTTGAGAGGTGATGTGAGTAAGTTGGTTTCCATTTTATTATCGTCCTATAAATAGCAGTGCGAATTAGCACCATGTTCATGATTGTACCAAACAACAGAACATTTTGCACGATTAAATGTAACGCGTATGCGAATATCATACTTTTAATTTTAATTCAACATTTTTTGAATTTTTTTAAAAAACTATTGATATTTTTTGATTTTTCTGAATGAAAATATTTTTCTAAAATTTCTAAATTTTTCCTTTAAAAATTAGTAATTTATATGGGCTTGATTCTAATAATTATTATGGGCTTATATGGGTGCATAAAACGGACTTTGATTTTATATAACCTAAAGTTATAAACCATATAACTATTAGTTATAATACAAATGTATTACGAATGTAATACTATTGTCATACAAAAGTCATACAGGGGGGGTGTATTTGTGTTTCTGTATATTTGTACAAGGATCACTCCTATGATACGAGAGGGATTTTGGGGGATATAAGCAAAAGACACTTGACATTATAAAAAAAAGGTGATATAATAGTGTCGTAAAGTCGCAAAACAAGTTTGCTTTGTGCTTTTATATGAAGGAGGGACGTTTCGTCCTCCAAATATTCTTTGATTAATTTAATAAGGAGTTTATTATGGTGAATTTTTATGCAGATAAAAATTATTTTCATGGGGCTACATTAGGATTTGATAAGTTTTTCTCTGATGTAGATGCTTTCTTCCAACAAGTGGATAAGTTTCCACATCACAATGTCATCAAAGTAGATGACGATTCTTATAAAATTGAAATGGCTTTAGCTGGTTTTGATAAAAAAGATGTCAAAGTTGAGCTAAAAGATGGTAAATTGTCTATTGAAGGTAAAAAAGACAAGGATGAGGTAGAATACCTTCATCATGGGATTTCATATAGGAATTTTCTTAAAAGCTTTAGGCTTGTAGATACTATGCTTATTAAAGAAGCAACAATGGAAAATGGAATATTGAGTATTCTGTTGGATAATGTACTTCCTGAAGAGAAAAAAGCTAAAATCATTGACATTAAGTAAAAAACGAGTTTCTTAGGAACTCTTAATGGTTTTCTGCATGACAGATCTTTAGTTTCTTGGTATAATATTAATATAAACTAGAAAGTTTATAACTTTATCAAGAAAGGAGATAACTATGTGGACTAAGCCATCAGCAACTGAAATGAGATTTGGTTTTGAAGTAACTATGTATGTAATGAATAAATAATTTTTTTACTTATAGTAAAAAAACACATTATATATAATTAATTAAGCCCTCTTTATGAGGGCTTTTTTATTATTATTAATTATATATTATATATATATATTATATATATTATTATATATATATTAATTATTAATTAATTATACATTATATTTATTAATTTGTCAATAGAATTTAATAAATTAGACATGAGAAGCTGAAGCTTCTTACAAATGAGTTTATCTTCGATAAACGAATCCCTTGACAAAGTCAAGTAATTATGATATAATTATTGTATGGAAAATGTAAAAATAGAAGTGGCTTCTGCCGAAGCAACCACTCCTAAGAAAGAACGTAGAGGTGGAAAACGTCCAGGAGCTGGTCGCCCCTCGATAAAAGCTCAGAATAAAGAACGTGAGGAACAGGGTCTTCCCCCGTTGCCTGCGGCAATCAATAAGAAAGCTACGCTTCCTCAAAGTAAAAAGCAAAGAAGTCAGGAAATCCTCGCAGAGATGCTCGGCAGGAAATCTAAATACATTGTTCAGAAAGTGTTAGATAAAGCTTTAGATGATGACGACCAAGATCAAATGGCATGTTTAAAGCTAGTAATGGATAGGGTGCTTCCACAAGACTACATTCAGAAGATGAAGGGTAGGAGCAATCAGATAAGCATCCAAATTATGGGTGTAGGTGAAACAACAATAAACGCTTCTGAAGAAGAAGATGTAATAGACGGAGAAATTGTAGAAGAAAATGAGTGACGAGTTTATTCCTTTTGGGGTAGTGCCTAAAGTTCCTAGATTAGACGAAGGAGATATGCGTCTATATCAAGAACTTTATAATATGCCATACAATCAAGGAATGCTCGAAGGCTATGTGAATCCTCAAGAGGCAGTTGTAGGAGGAAACGTAGGGAATACAACTTACACTCCAGTAGGTGCAGTTAATGTTGGAGGTGGAGCAACCTACCAACCAACCTCTGAGAATAAAATAAACCCATATGCGTTTGCAACGCTATATGCAAATAATGCTATGTTTAGAGCTTTGATGGATGAAAACATCAAACAGGTGTCAGGTAACATTGGTCCATTAAGTGCTGTACTTACTAAAACTCCTGAAGAGCTAGTTAAAGAATATGCTCTTAATTTAGAAAACTTAGGAGTTAGAATGGTAAGTAGTCCTTATGGTAAGAGCTATGAAGCTAATGTTAATGTTCCAGTAGGTCCTGGACAGCTTTCTGCTAATGCTTATAAAAATAATTGGGATAAAGGTTTATTCATTAATTATGAAATGGATTTTTAATGGCTGAAGATACTTTTAAACCTTTTGCCATTGTAAAAGATGTGTTTAGTACTGTTCGAGGAACAGGTATAGCACAAGAAGCTGCTAATCGTTATCCTACAGGTACAGGCATTGGGGATGAAGCAGATGCTTGGCGGCATTTAGTTTGGACAGCAGAGATGACTCGTAAGTATGGTCCAAATGTAGCTAAAGGAGTAAGTAGTTGGCATGAAGTGCCTATGCCTTTTGGTGTTCTTGGAGGAGCAGCTATTAGGCAAACCCCAGAAGAAAAACAAATGGATTTATTTAATAATTCTTTAGGCATTGAAATAGGTCAAAGCAGTAAATCATTAGATGAGATTAAACAAAAAGCCACAGAGGCAATTAAATCAGGTAAAGCTAAATTATTAGATAAACCTGTTTATGGACAATATTAGTGACTAGCTTACAAGTTAAGCTTCACGATAAACAACGTGAAGTTTTTAATGACGATCATAGATTTAAAATTGTAGCAGCAGGTAGACGTTTTGGTAAGTCTAGACTCGCTGCTTGGATGCTTCTTATTGAAGCTCTAAAAAGTGATAGTAAAGATGTGTTTTATGTAGCACCTACTTATCAACAAGCTAAAGATATTTTGTGGGGACTACTCAAAGAGCTAGGACATGAAGTCATTAAGTCAGCTCATGAGAATACATCTGTACTAACACTTGTTAATAATCGAAAGATTTATTTAAAAGGTGCAGATAGACCAGATACACTTCGTGGGGTTGGTTTAGCCTTTTGTGTTATTGATGAATACGCTGATATTAAACCTAATGTGTGGGAACAAATCCTACGTCCTGCCTTAGCTGATGTTCAGGGTGGTGCATTGTTTATTGGAACTCCTAAAGGTCGTAATCACTTTTATGAGTT